ATCATGAAGCTGCGGCCATCGGCGCGACAGTCGCTCAGGAACTTCAACAGCATGATCAGGTGCCAAGCGCAAAGCTCTGCGGACGGCGAACCGCCACGTCGAAGTCCTGATGCACAGTGATAATGGTCTGGCCGCTGGCGCTCTGGGTGAAGGGGTCAACGATCAGGTCCAGACCAGACCACATGCCAACCACGCAGTCGGCAAAGTTTCCGAACAGCACATCGTTGGTCTGCATCTGGTTGCTCACGGTCACCGGGTAACCGTTCACCTCGCCAGCATCGGTCATGATGTAATCCGACCCGGCAGCAGAGGCACGCAGCGTCTGCTTCAGGGCACCCCGAACAGAACTGTTCATCACGTACCGCATCGAACCTGCATCCAGGTTGTTTGCAGCAATCGCGGTCTCCAGATCCACGTAGTCACCCCAATCGCCACCGTTGCCGCTGCCACCGCCAAGGTTGGTAGGGAAGTTGATGGACGTGCCGCCGCCAAGGGTCACAGACCCAATACCAGCAGTGTTGATAATCCCCAGAGGCTGACCGTTGCTGCCGGTGCCATAGCCGATGGTGTAATCCATCCCCAGTGCAACCGACTCGGCCATGTCAAGCCGAACCAGATTCTCCACGTCAGGCGAAGACTGGATCATCGCCCGACGGCTCACAGGCACTCGAACGCCAATGGTCCGGGGGATCATGTTCACCAAGCCGAACGCCAGCTTGCTGTTGGTCACATCGACGTTCTCGCCCACAAAGTAGTAGGTGGAAGTGCCCAGCTTCTTGGGAATCTCAACGTTCCCCTCCAGCCCGCTCAGCATCGTCAGACCGCTGTTCAGGAATGCCGAACGGTTGCGGATCAGATCAATGAACTGTGCATCCAGCCGGTTGGTGCCGACCAGTGCGCCACCATCACCAAACACACCAGCAACCTGGCCAGGAGTCTCAGCGGCACGGTTGGCGCCCAGCACTTCCCAAGGGATCAGGTGGCCACGGGCAGACTTGTTCAGTGTCTTGGCCTGCAGATCAGCAGCAGCGCGGCACACCTCCAGCTCATAACCAGCCTCGGCAGCGGTCTTGGCGCTGGGGTCCATCATGTGGTTGATCAGCCGGCACAGGCTGAACTGGCGCTTCTCACGCTCGCTCAGGCCCAGATTCGCGGCGCCGGCATCATGCACGCGGCCGGTGTACTCCACCTTCCGCATGCCGATCTGCTCCATCACGACAGCGCGGGCCGCATCCACGGTCGCGTCATCGTTGATCAGCTTCTCGGCCAGATCGTTGCTCAGTTCAAACTGCTCGACCATGCCGCGAATGGCAGCAACACGCTCACGCTCAGCACGTCGAGCGTCCTGCTGCACCTCCGCTACGTTGATTTCAGTAGACATAGGAGTTTCCTGTTGGGGTTCAGTCCGCTCGGCGGTCTGTTCATCCTTCAGGCTATGCACCTCTTCCGCTTCCGGTTCCGGTGAATCGACAGCCACAGGTTTGGCAACTGGTTCAGGTTCGCGCTTGCCCTGATCTTCAACCCACGGATCATCCATCGCTCGACCCAGACCAACGCTTTGATCAGCTGGCACGCTCACGCTGCTCACTTCCAGCACCGACCAGCTGGTCACATAAAACCCGTCAGCCCGCTCCTCAATCTCACGAATTTCGTACGCAAACGACACATTTCTGGTGATGCCTGCCTCAATATCATTTCGGCGCTTGTATTCCTCGGTGCCGCGCTCAGTGGTATTGGGGGACCACTTCACAGTGGAATAAAGGCGACGGTCATCACCGAGCCAAGCCTTCTCAACAACGCCAAGAACCGTATTGCGCTCGTGGTTCCACAGCCACGGCGCACCATCGTTCAAGCGACTCAAATCCATCGCGCCAGGCTCATGCAGCAAGATCTCGCGCCCAAACCATCGCTCAACCGGCGCTTCGCTGCTGAACGAAAACGTCAGCGTTTCATCCGTCTTTTCCTCGATCTGCAGACCCATCTGCAGCTCACGCCGCTGCGGACCCTTCAGCTTCCCGAGATCAATACTCGTCACGGCCAGATTCAAACACTACCCTGAAGCCTACCTAGCACCTGCAGCCTGACTGTCCGTAGCATCATCTTCCTCGTCATCTTCAACGTCAACCACAGGCGCCTCAAGTTCCTCCACGCTAGGCAGCAGTCCTAACTCCTCTTTCAGCGCATTTTCACGCGCTGTCTGAGCCATCACCAACTCAAACTGCTCTCCGCTATATTCCGCGATCTGTTCACTGTGAGTTTGCAACAGCAACTTACGCGCCATTTCTACAGCGGAAAGCTCCTTCGCAGGGTCCACCCAACTCCAACTCCGCGCCTGCCACCGCGGCGCGTTATACCGCTCCGGTCGGCTCCAGTAATCGTCAAACGCAGGACTCGGCAGCTCACCAACCAATACCGCAGCACGTAGCCATTCCTCAAACACTCGCTGGTGAAAAAGCTGAATCATCACTGACTGCACAACACGCCAGTGATCTCGATCTTCCAAAATAGATAGCCGGCTGCTGCTGTAATTTGTCTGCGAAAAATCACGCGAAAGCGTTTCATAGGAACAACCAAAACCAGCAGCAAAACGCCTGGTCATATTGCGCACCACATTGTCATATTCCCCATCATCTGGGCCAAAATTAGGCGGCACTGGCACTTGCCCTGGTTCCAAATAGTTCCAGCTGCCGGGCTCAGTATTGATCAAACGCTGATCATTTTCGACTGTATCGCCAGTAAGTTCACCATCGGGTGATTGAATCCAGCCGAGTGACGATGCCTGTACGCGTTTTCTTACGATATGCGCTTTTTCATACTCGGCCAAGCTATGGACCGTAGTAATAACTGACGCCAACCACGGCACCCCACGATTCTGTCCGATACGCTCAGGCATGAAAATATGAATCACATCCTCGGCGAGTAGCAACTCATGCTTTAACCGCACCTCTCGCTTATTCAGGCCCAGCTCTACATCGCCAGGATGCCGGGTAAGGATGGCGTACCGTGTCGGCCGTCCCCACTGGTTAATCTCAACACCCAACCGCCACTCATGCCCGGGTCGATCCGAAACGCCAGACTTATCCTCATCCAGCTGGTGCGCTTCGATCAGCTCCAGCGCAATCGGTACCCGGCCCTTACCCATCGGCTGCCGGACGATCCGCACCAGACACTCCCCAGACTCAGGGAATGCTCCTGCGATCATAGTTTCAAAACCCTGGAAACTTAACCTCCCAGCTACATCACACGTATCAGCACGACACCACCGCCGCCACGCTTCCTCCATCATTCGGTTACGACGCTCATCCTTTTCATTACTGCCAGCCTTCATAATCTGACCCTGCATCTGGATCCCACGGGGACCCACCACATTGATCTGTGTAGTCCGCTTCGCCTGCCGTGCATACGGATTATCGCGGCACAGCTGGCACGCTCGATCGCGCAACACACGCAAACTGACCCGCAGCTCTGCATCCGCTGAACTCGTCGGTGCTACAAAATCATGCAGCAACCTGTTCCTTCTGGCTGCTTCATACATCCGCACGCCATGTTGCCGCCCATGGCGCGTCACCATCAGCTGCCGAGCAAACCAGCTACGAACTCCCATCACACCACCCCCTTAAAACGTACGTACACTCTGCGCGGATCACCTAAACCCGCTGCAATAATCTCCGCTCGCTTCTCACGCATCACCTCTGCCTTCAACCCGTCCCGCCATTTGATCAGCTCTGCCAAATCCGCACGCCGCACCTTCCTCCCGCCACTACCCAACGCACCAATCTGATACTCCTGCGCTCCAGCAACCAACGCCCTGATTGCTTCCTCTGCTGCTGCTAAATCCTTTTCCGCTTGGCTGCGATCATCAAATGCCCCAGCCTGGCCCTGATACGCCAAACTCTTCCGAACAGTCAAACTCCCACGCCTTACAGTCCGCGCCGCACCATCAACCGTCGCAACCACCTGCAACGTCCACCCACCAGCAGCCATCGCTCCAGTCACCTGGCTGCTTAACTCAACGCGCCACCCATCATCAGTATTGGTAGCACTCGCCTGCACCCCAGCCCCAGCAGCCGCTCCCCGTAACCACACCGTCAACGCCTGCGTACCCTCAGGTGCTGGCTCATGCCAGATAACCACATCCCCCTGATACAGCTCTGCCGGACTCGCCATCAGATAACCCGAAACGATCTGCGACGGCGGGGCGTCTGCTCTCCTAAGCCTACCGATGCCAACCGCTGCGCCTCAATCAACCGCTCCAGCTGGTCCCACATCGTCGCCCGTGAATACCGCCGCGCCACCAGCTGCAGCGCTGCATACGCCATCCTCGTACAGTCCCCCGCCTCATCCCTGCTGCCGGTCGGCTTGTCCCATTTGTACTCTCGCTTGCCCGCACCCTTCTTTGGCATCTTCTTCCACGGGAACAGCTCAGCCAAAAACTGATCCGTAGCAGCCTCACCAAAATGCAAATATCCCGGCCCCGGTTTCTCCTGCCGTAATCTCCCCTGCAAATGCTGAATACTTGTCTCATATCCCACCGGATACATCAGCACGCCCTTCTTTATCACACTCTGATTCTTCCTGTTGATATTCACCGGCACTCCCTTACCGATCAGCGGTTTACCCTTGCTCTCTGATCCTTTCATCGGCACCCATCTGCCTACCCTCGTGCGGCACCAGTCCCGCACCTCATGCGTGGCATATCCACCATCGTCAATACCACCTAGCGCAATCTGCAGCTCTGCACCATCCTCACGCTTCCACTTCGTCTCCAGCACTGCATCCAACTGATTGAGTGTCTCAACCTGCTGTGGATCACCATCGATCTCAAAATGCCCCACATGCCACCCTTCCTCTCCCCTCCCCCATCCCCATATCGTCACCACCAGGCGCTCAGCCATCGCACCACCGCCGCCCTGTACGTCAACGCCAGCAGTCAAAACCAGCACGCCATTCGGCACAACATCAGCCGGATACCCGTTCCCGGCATTCACATCCTGCCGCCGCTGAGACAATCCCTCCACATTCAACTTCCCGGTAATCGTGTCTTCCCATGGCACGCCCAACACCGTATTGTGAAACGTCTGCATCGAATCCGTATCACCCTTCCGCATCATCTCCAACGCTTCCTGATACTCGCTAACTAAATTTCCCCACTCCGCTCCAGCGTGGTAGCTATACGCTGCCCAGATATGCCTACTCCTTACCCTCGGATAACCATCCTTCAATATCTGCTGGCTACGATCCAGCCCTAGCGGACATGCCCACCCGCCATGCTCATCCATCCACCGCAAGCTCGCATACCCAATCAACTCATGGCAGTTCTCACATTCATACTTCCCCGCATCCTCGCCTTCCTTTCGCATCTGCTCCCACCTCAGCGCCTGATACTCGCCACAATGCGGACATGGCAGATACCGATACTGCTGATCACCTTTCTTAAACCACTGGTGTGTTTTATCGTCAGGATAAATTGGCGTCCCGCCAATGATCGTCTTCCGGTTCCAGGTGGTGGCAGATCGATTCATCCCTAGCTTGATCTGATCACCTTCGTCGATCGCGTCATACGCTGACGGTTCCTCAAATATCACTACTGTCCGCTCCTTACGCCGAAACCCCTTACCACTAGCAGCGCTTACAATATCGATCAAGCCACCATTTGTCAGCTTCTTAAGTAAAATAGTATTCGTCGCTGTTCCCCTAGCCTTCGACTCGGCCAGTAACCCCTGCAAACTTGGCGAATCCCTGAACAGATCTGATATATCTTCCTTGCTATACTCCTCCGCATCGTTCTGCACCGGCTGCACAATCATTATCTTGCTCGGCTTCCAATGCGAGTAATACTGCACCGCGCCGATCTTTACGCACTCTGACCAGCCCACACGGGCTGACTTCATGCAAACCTCTACCTCCACATACGGACTGGTAAATCCATAAAACCAGTCACGCTGATACGGCCTAGTCGTCCACTTACCCTTACTCGCTGCGTTGCCCGTGACGTGCCCATACCTGTCCGCATACTCCACTCCGCTTAGCATCGGCCTCGGCCTGAAACATTCCGCCAGGCTTCGCGCCATACTCACCCGATCACGACTGATCATCCCGCTACCTCCCCTTCCGTAAACTCCCAGTCCGCTACGTTCTGCAGAAACTGATTCACCAGCTTCGTTATAATGTCCTGCTCTTCTACCGTTAGATGCGGGATCTGGTTCTTAATCTGCTGCGGCAAACTCAACGCCTGATCCTGCAACGTCAGCGCCACCGCCTTCTGCGCTTGCTCTACATCCTCCCGATACACCAGCTTCCCCTCCAGTAGCTCGCGCTCTACCTGCAGCTTCAGTTTCTTTTCGTATTCAGTCCAGGCTCGCTCGGTGTTGAAGTCTGGTGTGTCGCCATCAGGATCAGCAGGCCGCTTCTCTGACTCAGCTGCATCACTTCTGACGGCCATCCGTTCCTTTGCTGGCCGCAACGGCTTCTGCGCTGCCTCCACTGGTGCCTTGCGGCTACCGTGCTTGCTCTTGGTCTTGGGTACCTTCGCCCATGCCTCATGCAGCCCTTCCCGCCGCACATGCCGCACACCATTCACCAGCACCTCGTCGAGAAACCCATTCTCGATCGCCCGGTAAACCTGATTCCTACTCGTCAGCCCCAGCACTGCCGCAGCATCACGAATAGTCAGCAGATCAGTTCCTGCCACGTGTCACATTCGCTTGTCACAATCTATCTGTGACAGAATCTATGTGACAGGCCGGTTTTGCTCCGGCGCTGGGGTGGGGGAAATAGTGCCTTGCCGCATCAGCTAGTCACATAACGGCAGCATGTTCTCAATAGAGAAAACAGGCGGCGGAACCTAAC